CTTCAGTTAGTTTGCCTTCATTTTGTAGATTATATCTTACATCTTCTAACCAATCAGACACATCAAATTCTCCATAGTCTTTAACAAATGTTCCTGGATTTTTTCTTGCAATTTTCTCCATAGATTTGAGGTAGTCTTTAACATATCCTTTATCTAGTTTTCTACCACCTAATGTTTTCATTAAAGCATTGATAGCGTTTGTCAAAGTTTGTTTTGCAGTTGTTTCATTTAATTTGCCTTCGAATATAAATGAGTGAGTACCGCCTCCTGAACTGTTAACGCTCCAGCCTTTGTGTTTTATTTTGATTGAAGGTTCAAGTTTATTTAAAGATTTAATTACATCTTTTGGATTTACTTTATATCCATAAAATACAGTTATACCTTTTTTATTAAACTTTGTTATCTTAGGCTTAGTATTACCTGAATAATCTATTGAAAGCTGGTAGTTTACATCTTTCTTATTAAGTGTAGCTGTAGCTTCAGTTAAGCCATCCTTCTTCATTTCTTTCTGTAAACTGAATATAGCTTGATGTAATGAATCTACCTTTTTCTTTAACTTCATGTCCTTGTTAGTCAACGTTTTTATTCCCATTGAATGTCTAAAGTTGAACATCGCATCGTTTATTTCTTTGAATGCCTTTGAAGTATAACCTTTATATTTTGCAGCTTTAGCGTTGTCATTATGTAATGTAGTCCAGCTTATGTTTGCTTCATTTACTGATTCTGAATATAGATCTTTACCTTTATGTTTACCTTTATATTTTACTGAAGATACTAGAATTGGATGAAAACTTTTAGGGTTTGAATCAAATTTAACGTATGCTACTTGACCTTTAACCTTGTTTACAATACCGATTTCTCCCATTGATTCCACGTGATCGCCCTTTTTAAGTTTGGCTTCATTTACTACACTTTCTTTCAATCCTTTAATAGCTTTTTTAACATCTTTATTGAATTGCTTTAGATGTTTATCAGCTGATTTTATATAGCTATAGTATTCTTTGTCTTTTACTACATTGTTTTTACCAGGTTCACCAGCATCTTGTACAAGTTCTATTGCAGCAAATAATGGATCTACTAAGTCATCATACTTATCATCATTATCAACGTTCCAATCTTCCCAAGCTTGTGAAAGCTTATATAATTTATCTTCACCATCTTTAACAGATGCCTTTAGAGATTGCTGAAATAGTTTAGCTAATTTTCTATCCTTGGCTTCAGTTAATTTGCCTTCTTTTACGCATTTGTCTTTACCATTTTTTGTACCTGCATATCTGTATCCTTTCCAGCAAGCTTTGCCATCTGCACCTTTGATTTTCTCCATCTGCAATTCAGCATCTGCATATAATCCTCCGATAGCCTTGTCTAGATCTGATTCTAATTTTTTCTTGGCTTTCGTGAGCAAAAGTGCAGATTTCTTATACTTTTCAGTATCCTTTTCATTGCCTGAGTCTTTTGCCTTTTTGTATAAAACAAGATTCTTCTTTAACGCATCTATTGCTTTTAACAAGTCGTTTTTAACTTTATCTACGCTAGCCTCTGTTAGAGAATCATATTCTTCTCCAATTATTGCTAGTAAAGCAACCTCGTCTTCAGAAAGCTTTTTGATTTCTTCCATCACAATTTTATTTAATTTTGTCGTCATCTACTTGTCTCCTTGTACTATAATACTATATGATATAAATATCAACTAAGAAATTAAAATGTCGTGTGTACCAACCCAGAATTCTCTTCCAGCATTGTCCCTAACAACTATATTCTTCTCGCCGTGTGTACATGAACATTTTATATCTATAACCTGTATTTCTGTATTCTTGTGCAACATACCTTCTGATGTTTGTATATCTTTTGTTGCTATTGCGCTTGATCCTTTCATAATAACCTTTCCAGCGTTTTTCCCGTTATATATCCTCATCAACGCTTACGTTTTACTTCTTGTTTTTATTAAACTTATAACCTTCTGTTAACAATGTTTCTGCAGATTTTATAGCTTCTGAGTGTGAGTTAAAAGGGCCTGAAGCTTTATTCTTTCCATGATATACAAACACTTCTACTTTTCCAGATATTGTTTGTATCTCTCCGTTATTTAGTCTTCGTTTTTTTGGCATATCTATTTTCTGCCTTATGTCTAAATAACCTATTTTGAATAGATAACTTCCGTATTTTTCTTTTTTCCCCATAGTATATATAAATATATGCTTATTGTTATTTATTTTGTTTTTTCAATAGCTTTCTTTGTAGATTTTTTAATTCTTCTTTCATACCTACAATAAACCAATTACTTTCATCGCCTAGCTTTTTTACTTCAGCTGATAAATTTTTGATTTTTTCTTCTAATTGTGCTTCTGACATTTTAGTTTGTTCTTACTTTTAGTTTTTGTATTTGAGTCAAGAACTGTTCAACAGTCAGTTCCTTGCCTTTATCTGTTTTTATTCTTACATCAGGTAGTATCTCGGGTTTTTTGTCTACTATCTTCATCAGCACCTTAAGTCCACTTCCAGCCCAAAACACACCAAAGCCTGTATTTTCACCTAATTCGTTTGATTCGAACATTGCAGATTCATCTGTGTCACCTGGTAGCATTACAAAGTATTTCATATACTAAACTCTTTCAGCCAATGATCTATCATCTCGTCAAGCATCGTTTCAAATGTATATTTTTTATCCCACTTTAATTTATTTACTGCCTTACTGCAGTCGCCTTTTAAGTGTGACAGCTCCTCAGGTCTTAGAAATTTTGGGTCGCTACCTACATGATTTCTCCAATCTAAACCAAGTCTGTCAAATACATATACTACTAAATCCCTTACTGTATGTGATGTTCCAGTTGAGCATACAAAGTCATCAGGCTGGTTCTGCTGAAGCATTAGCCACATAGCTTCTACATAATCTTTAGCATGTCCCCAATCTCTACTAGCATCCAAATTACCAAGCTTTAATTTCTTAGATAGACCTAGTTTTATTTTTACTGCTTCTTTACATACTTTGTTTGTTACAAAATTACTTCCTCGTCTTGGAGATTCATGATTAAACAAAATACCGTTGCTTACAAACATGCCATATGAATTTCTATAATTTCTACTTATATTATACGCATATACTTTTGCACAGCCATAAGGAGATACTGGAGTCATTGGTGTTGTTTCTCTTTGATATCCATCTTCATCTATATTGTTACCAAACATTTCAGATGAACTTGCTTGATATACTTTCGACTTAGGGCTTATGATTCTTATTGCTTCTAATAAGTTTAAAGTACCTGTAGCTATTGAGTGTGTTGTATAAATTGGCATATCAAAACTAATTCTAACATGTGATTGAGCTGCAAGATTGTATATTTCATCTGGGTTGCAGAGCTGGAGTACTCTAATCAAAGAAGACATATCAAGCATGTCAGCATATTCAAGATTTAATTGCTTGAATATATTATCAGGTATTCTTGCAGTTTGATTTTCTGCAACTGAATTACGCTTGAGTATTCCCCAGACTTCGTATCCTTTTTCTAACAATAGTTCTGCAAGGTATGAACCATCTTGTCCATTGATGCCTGTTATTAGTGCGGTTTTTTTCATTTTCTTATATCCTTATAGTTTTCTACGAACCATGAAACTGTCTCCTGTATTCCATCTTCTATAGACTTAAATTCATAATTGGGCAAGTATTTTCTTAGTTTAGAATTATCACTTGGCTTTCTATATTGACCATCAGGTTTTTCTTTTTCAAATAAAATTCTATCTTCGTAGCCAAACTCTCTTGCTATTAACTCAGCAACATACTTTATTGATACTTCTTTTGAGTTTGAAAATATAATAGGCTCTTGTTCTTCATAGTTTTCAAGTGCCCACACCGCCAGCTTTGCAACGTCGCTAGAATGTATAAACTCTCTTAATGGTTTACCTGTACCCCATATTCTAAAATCTTCATTTTTCTGCTTTGCTAAATAACATTTATGTATTAGAGATGGTATTACGTGGCCGTTTTTAAGATCAAAGTTGTCGCCTGGTCCATATATGTTTGTAGGTATTACTGAGATGTATTCTAGGCCATATTGTTCTTTATAAGATCTTAGCTGAATATCTACCATTCTCTTTGAATAAGCGTATGAATAGTTAGAGTCATGAGGTTCACCTAAGTGTATTTTCTTTTCAGTCAATGGATATTCAACATCATCAGGGAATATGCAAGTTGACAAAAAGCATACAAGTTTTTTTACATTGTTTACTCTACATGATTCAATTATATTAGTGTTCATCATTATATTTTCATAATAAAACTGACCTTTATAATTCATGTTGCCTCCTATACCACCTACTTTAGCAGCTGTATGTATTACGTATTTTGGATTGATATCGTTAAATAACTTTCTTGTATTTTCTGAGTTTACAAGGTTGTATTCGTGTGATTTAAAACGTGAGCATTCACCTGCCCATTTTGTTCTAACCTCTTTCCAAATAGCGTCTCCAACCAATCCCCATCCACCTGTAATTAAAAGATCTTTATTGTTCATACTTTTTTATATCCATGTATCTAATATAACAAATTATTCCGATATAATAAAATTTTATGAATTATATATTTTTATTATATACTTAATGCCGTCTTTATAAAAAAACGCAGGGTATCTATTATTATCGACTACTCTTAGTAAATTAAAGTTTTCTTCTATACTTTTATTTATATCTAGTTCGCTAGAATCTAAACCTCTTCTTTCATAATATGTACTTTCAGAATCTTCCTGTGGCTTTCCAATCATAGGCCAATTAGATATGTAAGCAACAGCCATGTCAACAGTCTTCACTCCTTGAAGATGCTTTATTTCTTCATTAAGCTCTTTTCCTTGTAATTCAATATAGTCAACAATATACACATCACCAGAATCAACTTTAGATGTGGCCTCGAAAAGACTTACGGGTATCCAATTTTTGTTTTCTAGTATCTGCCATGCAACTGGAGACCAACCTCTTCCTTTTGGAAGCCGGGAAGGATGTATTACTATATTATTTTTACATATATCTAATTGCTTTTGAGTTATAATCTTTTCGCAAGAAAGAAGAAACAACACATCAGATTCTTCTACATCTTCTATATCATACACATGAGAAACAGTGTGACTTTTAGAAAGCTTATCATGTATTGTTTTAGCGTACGGTAGTACCCAACTTTTCTTATTGTCTGTAAGTATTGTTACGATCATCCGATTGTCTCATTATCTTTGAATACAGTGAACTCCGTCAGATCTCTATAACCATTTACTTCCTGCAAGTCTTCTTTATGTTCAGGGTAATTTTGCATCATAGCTAGACCTTGTGCTGCTTGTTGAGGGGTCATATACATATTCCAACCTAAGAATGTTATATCATCTTCTTTATAGTATTTTTCACTTCTACCCTCATATCTAGCTTTTTTAAACCATTCATATGCTTCCTTGTTGTCACATAGTATAGCTCCACCTTTCCATATAGGTAATTGTTTTTTAATATGAAATGACAAGCACATATAAGAATCTTTTATATACATGTTTGTAGTAAGTCTTTTAGCAGCATCATATACAGGATAAGGTTTTAATTGATAGATACCTTTCCAATGATTTGTTTTAGGTGTTTTATCAAATATAACTTCCCCACCTGCGTGAATGATAGATTGTGGTACAGAAAGATATGTTTGTGATGGTATAGTAACACTACCAACTTGTAGATATTTGCACACTAAAAATAAAGCATTGGTACAACTATCAACTGAAACTACATACTTAGCTCCAGTGTAGTACTCTAGTTCTTCTTCGAACATTCTAACTATTTTGTATGGGTTATTTTTCATATATTCTTCTCCATGTACTCTTTCATTAGTAGCTCCCTGTCATTCATGTGATCTACCTCTTTCCAAGCTGAATTATTATCAGTTGAATATGATGTGTCTTTATACGTACCAAATAGTTTAGGTGAGCTAAATAAAGTACTTCCTGATGATCTCAGTTGAGAACAAAGTGCAATCTCCCAGTGGTGGAATTCATCATAATCGGTATTGAAAAATGACAAATTTAACGATGTGATTTGATCTCTATTGAATATCATCAATCTACCTTTTATCAAATCTACTTCACCACTTGGATTTGATAGTGTACTGGAGAACAATTCAGCATCTCTACCAATAACTATATCGCCATACTTAGATTCTAATTCTCGTATAATATCGTACGTATCCTGAATGGCGGTGTCTGATGGGACGAGATCATCATCCATCTTTATTATATACCTACTAAATGAAAACATCATCATTGCAACTGCTGCGCCGCACCTGAAGTTTGTTGACGTGTTAATAACTACATCAGCATTTTCGTCTGCATACACTATATCTGGGTTATTATTCCAAACAACTACATTACATCCCATTTCTTGAGACTTAAGTATTTTGGTATTCATTCTTACTTGATCCTCACGCTGCCAATTCATCATCACGTATGTAATTTCATGATCAAATTTATTTGTTATATTCAATTGTTTACTCCATTTGTTGATGTGAATTTGTTATAGTCTACAATATAGTCATCAACATTATATTCTGTAGAGCACATCACTAATAATTTAGAGTCATCTGTTTTGTATACCTGTTTATCCCAAACCATATTAGGTATGTGTACAGAATCTCCTTTTTCAAGCTGTATAACACTTTGTTTTCCGTCTTTAGTCGTTAAGTACATATCGATCTTTCCTTCTAAACATATTGCAAATTGCTCTGTTACATGGTGAGCGTGGCCGCCTCTTTCTGTCTGCTCCGAATGTACGTCTGCTATGAATATCCTTTTACATTCAAACGTAAGATCTTTAAGATCAAATGGTATTAGTGTACCTCTACTGTCGCTATAACACTGTGGCATATTTTCTTACTCCTTTATAAAGATGGGAGAGTTCCCTCTATTACTCTATTTATTTCTTCGTCGCTTAGTTTTTCATGAAAAGGTATACTTAATACTCTACCAGCAGCTGCATCCGATTTAGGTAGTGAGTTATGAGTATATCCAAATTCAAATTTTTCTCTTGCATATGTAGCGTGTTTATGCAGACATTCATAGTGTATACCTGACGCTATATTTAATTCTCTAAGTGCTGCGGATTTTTCTGATGCAGTACTATCTATAATAGGCACTCTATATAGATGATTGCTTGTATTGCTTAGACCAAATTCGGAATTATATATCTTTCTAATTCTATTTAAGTTTGCTAGCTTGCTTTCATATTTTTTAAAATTCTCATTTGCAACGTAAGCCTGTACTGAATTTAGATACATTTTATACCCTGGGAATTTTATTTTTCTTTCCCAGTTATCTGTTGCGAATGACATTCCATTTAAAGTTGCTTCTCTAAACCAATTGATTTTTTCTTCATCGTTGCTTACAACCATGCCTCCATCAATACTACCTATTGGCTTTGTGGGATAAAAACTAAATATCATTATATCACTATCATTTGCTTCATTTTTATACTGGTCTTTCTCAATTTTTTGAGCAGAATCAATTATCTTGTAGTCACCAAAGTCGTGTAATGTATAAGAATCACCTACCCATTCAGTATCATCGATAAAATTTATACTGTTGCCTGAAGTTAAAAGTGCATTAGGTACTACAGCTGGTATCATACTTGGTATGTTAACAGTCACATCTTTATTCAGCATTGATAAGAATATAGCATTTGTTGCGCTATTAACACCACAAGCGTATTTTGCTCCAACATAATCTGCAATAGTATTTTCAAATTTTGTAACGCACTCATCGTGTAGTATGTGACTAAATTTTTTCATATCTATATTATAGTTTTCTATGTTAAACAGCTTTATCATGATACCTTTTTAGTTGATTTTTAAAATTGCTTTTTAATTCCTTAATGTCTCGTTGAATAGCTTCAGGGTGCTCCGCTGTAAATTTGTCAGTAAAACATTCGCCTCTTATATGTTGCTTGAACTCATGTACGCCTAGGAATTCGTTTTCGACCTCTTCACGCCTACCATTTACCCAAGGAAGCCATACCTTATTAAAATAATCATCAATACAATTTTGTTTGCTAACGCTATCTTTATAATAACTTACTTTTTTATATACCTGGTCTGGGAATGTGTATGAGTAGTGATACATTTGTATGCCTGCTTTCTCCCAAAGAAGATTACTATTGATGTGTATCTTATTTTTATTAAATTCAGAACCTTCTATGTATTTTATTGTAGGAGGCCTATGCGTTAACCACGTAGCGCCTTTTTCGTATCTAAAGATTCTTAAGAAATTATCTCTATTAAGCTCAAAGCCTGTAAGATAGTTATCGAACCCTCCAAAAAATGAGCAGCTTCTAACGCCTACGCTTGTAGGTTTTTCAACATCAAGTATCTTTATCATCTTCTCTATATCTTTGGACTTATAAACCTCATCAGAATCTAGATTCCATATATAATCTATGTCATCATTTATGTGTTCCATATATGCTTTACATTGGTCGTCTTTCTCTGAATACTGTCCATGTACGACTACTATCTTATTTTCAGGATCTGGAAATTCTGATAATATCTTGTTTGTATTGTCTAGAGATGTTGTTCTACCTTGCCTTTGCCAATATGATACTGGGCCTTCTGCAATTAAAATCTGTTCTGCGTATGGATATACTTGTTCTAAGCATTGCTTTAAAACATAGTCACCTTCAAATACTATCATTCCAAATGCTATCTTCATTTTACATCACTCTCGCTAAATACTTCTATCATTAAAACATTTTTATCGTTAATCATCACGTAACTTCCATCTAAAAGTTCGAACTTTGTAAATTGGCCTTGTTTTACAGTCTTTGTAATTATACCTTCTATAGTTCGTTTTTCCCCTGTTATAAAATGTATAATCTGAGTTACAGTCTTACCTTTTATTTTTATTGCTGATTCTAAATCCATTGTTAACCTTCTATTTCTTTTATGTGATTGTAATAATTTTCGTATATCAAATTTAAGTTTTTGTTTTCTTTATACATTTCTTCTGGTGTATAGCAGTGATGCATAGTAGATGGATCGTAACCTGTCTCATTTATCTTGAATTTTGAAAAGTGAGTGAATACTAAAGGCTGCTCGTTTCCTTCCCATATTATATTGCCATTAGATAGAATATCATACATCTGCCACTGCCAAGGAGCTCCATGTCCGATGTTTTCGTCTATGTATATATTTTTGCATATTTCAGGGAAATAATCTAGATACTTCTGGTCTCCACAGGTAGCAAGCATAGGATACTTTTTGTTCATCACAGCATCTGTCCACCAAGAAAGAGTTTCTTTACCTTTAGCAGTATTTTTAAAGTGTACTACCCCAACATTAAAATATCCTTCAGGTTTAGGATTATCTAAAGGAAACTGTCTATGTCTAAATATACCAACATCTCTATTGCCGATTTCTTCAAATACAATGTCTATATTTTTATGAAAGTATATATCGCTGTCTATATATGTAATACTTTCAAAACCATTTATTAGTTTTTCTGAAAAATATGATGCAAGAGCAAAACAAAAATAGCTATAGTCACTATTTTTTAATTTTAATAATTTGTTGTCGTTTTTGATTAAATCATCTATATGATATACCTTGATGTTTTTTTCTATTTTTGACAACTTTTCATAAGTAGTGTTATCTAAGCATAGATAGTGTAATGTAAAGTCTTTTGAAGTTGCTAGTAAAGATTCATAAAGAGCTATACCTTGAGAAAGATAGTTTTTATCAGATATCGTACACATGTTTTTTGTTCTATTAAAATAGTCTGTGTATTGCTGGTAGTTTTCTAAGCCTATTATTTCTTTATAGGTGTTGAACACCTTAGATTCTTCTTGCCATTTTTCTTTTTCAGTTTTAGCATTTGTTGACAAGCCAGTAGGATTGTGATAATATATTCCATACACACCTTCTATCTTTTCAAACACAGATCCATTTCTTACAAACCTAAGCCACATCTCCCAATCACCTGCCATCGAATATGACTCATCAAACATTTCTTGTAAGTTTTTATGACAACTTGATCTCCATACTGGCATACACCCTGGTAAACATTTTATCATATTTTCATTGGCAAAATTCATAGTCGACGTAACTCTTCCCTGAGCTGTATTTTCATAGTAGTCTTCAAAATCTCTGCCTGTTATGTAGCATTCGCTGTATGCTAGGTCTATATTTTTATTTTCTTCTAAAAATCTTACGTGGTGTTCGATATGAGTGTGAGCTCTTCTGTCATCTAAGTTTGCATTTGTAATATATTTACCTTTTGACAATTTAATTGCTTTATTCCAACAACCATATATTCCCGGATCCTCTTCGATCTTATCATATATTATATTGCTATATTCTTTTTTATATTCTAAGATAGTCTTGCACGGAGGTCCTGGTGTTGGATCAACAATTATAAGCTCACATGAATCAAATGCTGTCTGCTTTGTTATATTTTCTAGAAAAGGCTTTATGTGATCATCTCCTTTAAATTTCGAAGTTATGATCGAAATCAAAGGTAATTGGCGTTTATATAACTTTGGTTCACTAATAAAGTTGTCTATAAAGCTCTCTTTCGATGCTCTAATGAAGTCTATCAATTCCTTACCTTTCAGTCTAGAAAACCACTCTTCTGATGTACAACCATTCCGATTATCAGTTACAACCTTGCAGTTAAGCATCCTTGCTTCTACTAAAAATCTATTGAATGTTTCCAACACACCTGGTAAAATTAAAACCTTTTCGTATTTACCTAGAATGTGCATCAGATCTTCATACTGAGAAGGGCCTATCAAATCATATTTTATATTTTTGCTTTCACAATACTCTATACATAAATTTGTATTTTTTATTGGATTGTTAGAATTAAGTATTGCAGTTTTAGTTATCTTCTTTTTCGTATTTACACCTTCGATTATATCAAGGTGGCTGTCTGACCAAATACTTGTAGATAGATTTACAACATTAGAAAGTCCTATGTTTTTACTAACTATGTCGCTATGAAGTTTAGATTGACAGTATACGTATTTTGCATTTTTATAAAAATCTCTATTGATTATCTTGTCAGGAGATACTGCATAGCCTTTATACATTGTTACGTCACGCTGCTGGACATATTTGTGATCATGTTCTATTATAGAATATGTATGTCTAGGTAATTTTTCTAACTCGATCTGTTTGGAATTTTTCAAAATAAAAACAATTTTAGGAGGTAGTTGTACAAAATTTGCAATAAGGATTTCTCCTTCTAGATCCCAAGCTTGAACATCCTTACACTTTATTTTACGTACAGTATATCCTTTTGATTCCAAGCCGAGAATAATCTCTTCATTAACCAGCTCCCCTCCACCGAATACTTCATCGACAAAAAAGTCTGCTATAAACTTTATTTCTTTCATATATTATAAAACCTTTATGTTGTCACCGAAGTCATAGTCTATTAACTGGCATAGTGCTAGCTTATTACTAAATAATGTTCGATAACTATTATTGTATAACCTTTCCATATCTCCGCCTCTCATAAGCTTAGAATGATAAAACCTCTGAGCTGATTCGTTCATTATAAGCTTTGGGATATCCAAGCCTCTTTGTCTAAATCTAGGTATCAATCTTATACCGGTTGACGCTGCTAGTTCTTTGAATCTAGACACTGTGAATTCGTTTAGGCTAAGTGTATGTATCTTTCCTTTAAAACCTGGCTGTAGAACAAGAAAGATATAGTCACTTGTTTCATTTTCAAGATTTTTATATCTTGTCTGTATAACCATACCCTTTTCCAATCCACTTTTAGGTACGATCGCAGCTGACAGCTTATTTGTTAAATGTTGTGCAAAGTAATTAGGTCTAACTGATGCCATTATATATCACCTAAGCCAAATCCTTTAACTTTCTTACACGCATCTATATAGTTTATAAAGTATTCTGCTTTCTCCATGTTGGCTTTATCTTCAAACGATCCTACTTGTTCTTCTTCAGCAAGCTTTTCAATAGGAGCCCAACACCATTTAAGTCTTTCTTCCTTTATAGTCTCTACACCATCTTTAACTGACACACCTTGTAGGATTCCAGAAGGGAACACTAAGCACTCCGCAGTTTGAATTGTACATGGGTACCAAAAGCTTTCTCCATCATCATATTTATTATCTTTAATTATTTCAGGCATTGATTCTTCATATTTCTTGATATCAAAATCAGGGTGCTTTTTATAATTAAGTGGATATTCGTTTGTAAAATAACCTGTACTCAAATCCATTTTAGAAACACCGTTCGTCTCGTCAAATTCTTGAAGTACCATTTCTTTTCCTGTTATAGGACTTTTAGTCCAGCTTTCGTTATTCATAAGTCTGTAGCTCCGTTAATTCTTTAGTTTTAGTTTCAAAGCCAGGAGATGAAAGTACTGAATTCATAATATCCTGAAATTGATTTTTCATTATCTCTAATGAGAAATTTTCTTTTATATATTGAGTTTGTTTTCTTGATTTTTCTAGATATTTCTTATAGTTTTTATGTACATCTGCCATTATATTTGAAGCGTATGCATAATCAACAGTAAACCATTGTGATTCTTTTACAATTACATTTTCCCAAACAACCGATTGATGTACAGGATTGAGCTTACCTGGAAGCATTACTCCGTATGCAGACATAAAATCTATGTGGCCTGACCAATTAGATACCAAGACAGGCTTTCCTGTATTTGAAAATTCTAATAAAGGTCTACCAAATCCCTCACCTTTCGTAAACGATACCATTGCTTTTATTTTTGGATGGTTATATAAACCGTTCATTTCTTCGATAGATAAACCTCCGTGTAGTAAATATATTTTAGGTAGCTTTTTATCTCTACCTAACTGAGATTTTATTGCATCTATTCTATTAAGAACTTGTTGTCTATCTTCTACTGAAAATGTAGCTTGAGATGTTTTTATTACCAATGCTGGCATATTCTTTTCAGATTTGTTTTTGAAAGTATCAAGAAAAGTTTTTAAAGTTTGAGCAATATCTTTTCTATCTTCACCTTGCGCACCGTTAAGCCAGTGGCCACATACCAAGAAGCAAAAATCTTCTTTTATATTATCAAGAGTGTTTTTTATACTAGCAGGAATTTCTTTTGATTTCCCAAATACTTCAAGATCCAAGCCTTCAAAAAGAACTTCAACGTCTGTAGTTAATGACAGCTTGTCTACAACGTTTTCTGTACCTTCTTGTTTTTTATCATAACTCGATGCTTTAAATACATATTTCGAATGTTCAGAAGGCACGATTACTTTATCCATTCTATTACATCCTTCTAACCATGTAGGTGATGTAAGTGTTGTTTCAATTCCAGCTGTTATACCTATATTGTATCTACCTACTGGGTTAAATTCGTTAGGCACAGTTATCTGAATCCATATATCAGGCTGTTCTGATAATCCTTGCACCATCAAGTGTTTTAAATCATCACCTTCTGTTTGAGGACATGCTCCCCACATCTGATCTACGATTTTGATTGTAAATCTGTCCATCTTAATTAAACTTTTAATAAGATCTCTTGAGTGATCTCCATATCCAGATCTTGATGTTGCTGGACAACTAATTGCTAATACTGGCTTCATAATAATACTCCTGATGTATATACAGGCTTCGGTGAGCTTGTATCAATAAGTTCATAATTCTTTCTTGGCTTGAACGTAGCTAAGCATACATCAATTCCGTTTATCATTTCTTGACACATACCTACTTGAGTAAATCCGTTTTCAATAGACCATTTCCGTCCTGATAAACCTCTCTTAGTTCTTTCTTCACCTCCTAATTTGTACCAATACTTCATACCGTCTGCTATATCTGCAATTGTTGGTCTACTATCGTAAATATATGGAGTTGGTGGTGATCCTTGTAAACTTGGATTCGGCCACAAAGGATATACCCATTCTCCATGTTCTTCAGATATTAACTTTGTACTATTACTAGGCTTTTCTTCTGTAAAGTCAGTAACATTTATATCTCTGCCTTTTATCTTGAATCCCATTTGATCTTGTAGACCTCCTACGACTGTAGCTATAGTTGGCTTACCAGCCATTAACGCTTCCATATGAGATAATCCAAAGCCTTCTGCTGAAGATGGCTGCAATACTACATCAGACATATTGTACAGGTAGTTTAAAGCAGTTGCTGGTACTTTGTTATTGCTAAATATAACATTTCGCTTAGGTGTAATTATTTTAGCAACCGCAGGTAGATCAGTACCATTTTCATCAATAGGATCTGTGTGAAGTAAAAGTGCAATTTTGCTTGTCTCTTCAGGTGGCATATCTTTTGTAAATAATGCGTAAGCACTTAATATATCTGATATACCTTTCCTTCTTATATTTCTACTGTTGAAAAATAAAACATAATCAAATTGCTTTCCTTTAAATACATCGCTTTTGAATTTTGTAAATTCTTCAGATTCTGAATCAACTGGTGTGAATTGGTTTTCATTTATTCCATGAGGTACATAAAATAAATCTTTACCTTCTATACGAGGCTTTCTTTTACAAACATGCTTGTTTATATTATATGTCTGCTTTGAAATTGCCATAAGAGCATCGCAAGATTCATATGCGTTTTCATTCCAATGTGGGAATGGAAGATCGTCCCATATATTATAATACATAATAGGAACTTCCTGTCTAATTTCATGTTCCATTTGGTATAACCATCCCCAGAATCTTGGATCTGTAAAGTGCATGATTGCATCTGGTTTTTCCACTTTAATTACATGACGTAGTGTTTGTTGATCACCATAACCATTTACAGGGTATAGTTTTAAGCTTGCATCTTCTACTCCAGTAAATTTCTTTACTTCTTCGCTTAAGTCAGCAATCTTTCCGATTTCTGGGTGTTGTATTGCACCAGCCATCTGTACCCAATCATATTTGTGCATTGTACCCATCACAAATGAATTTGACATTGTTCCTATACCTGAATGGATTCTTAGATCATCTGATAATAGTAGTATTTTCTTTTTTGCCATTTTTTATAACCTTTTTTATTGTTTTTCTAAAACTTTTGTTGTTAACGAATTCATCGATTGAAAAGCTCACAAGTTGTCTGAATGTTATATTCTCGTCTATTGATAATTTCTTAAAATCATTCCAAGATAACTCATCTACTTTAACCGATGTTAATTTTTGTTTGCTCATAACTTTTCTCCTTGTTCAATATATAAATATATACTTATATATTTTTTATGAGATAATTACGATCTTTTTTTTCATTTTTTTTGCCTCGTTTATAGTGTTTGTTGTTCCACTCGCTGCGCCGTCTTGAGGTATGAATGCAATTATACAATCAACATAGTTGGCTAGCATTTTATTTCTATGGAAGAAATTCTTAGGCTGATACATTTTTCCATAGTAGTTTTCGTGCAATGCAGAATAAAGATTCTTAGGTGTGTGTGCAGGGTTAAACTCCATATATGTGCAACCTAATTCTATTGCAAACTTTTTTGCAAATCTATCTGCACCGTCCAGACAGCCTCCTGAAACTATTACGAGGTCGTCTTTGAATTTATTCTTAAGTTTAAAGACTGTGTCTTTAACTTTTCTAAAATTCTGATATTCTCTGCTTCCTACAATTCCTATCTTCATAGACAACTCAAATATCTTTCTCCTCTATCGCAAAGGATTGTTATTACATTTTTAGCATTATTATCTCGCATCCATTCGAATGAAGCTTTTACATTTGCTCCTGCTGATATCCCAATAAATAAGCCATGCCTCAAAGCCATGTGTCTTGCTATTTTTTTAGCACACACTGTATGAACTGTCCGGACTTCTTCTATTCTATTCATTTCGACTAAGAATTTGCTTCCGTCTCCTATTCCCTGTATACCATGTAAACCTGGTTCGTATCCACTCATGACTGCACTTTCTTCTGGCTCAACAGCTATCAGCTTCATACCTGGAAACTTAGTTTGCAAATATCTTCCAGCTCCCATAATAGTTCCACCTGTACCTGTTCCTGCAATAAATGCTTCTGGCCAGATATGTTCTTCTGAATTATGCTTTCTAAATTGACTGTTTATTTCTGGCCCTGTGTTTTTATAGTGAGCTTCGATATTTAATGAGTTGTGGAATTGATTGCAATTGAAATATCCTAATTTTTCAGACATTTCATCTCTTACTCTTATCGCTTCATCAAAATCACCTGCATCGACTTCTACTAACCTTGCACCATAAAACTTTAACATCTGCTTTCTTTCATCAGACATGTTTGATGGCATAACTATATAGATCTTATAACCTCTTTCTGCTGCTAACATTGCAAATGAAATACCAGTATTGCCTGATGTTGCTTCGACTAGTGTGTCTCCTCGCTTTATCAAACCTTTTCTTTCTGCATTATCAATTATGTATGTTGCCATCCTATCTTTAACACTGCCACCTGGATTCATGAATTCACACTTGCCCCATACAGTTAAGCCTGCAAACTCAATTGGTATAAGAGGTGTATTTCCTACATAGCTTGATAGTCTCATGGGTTTGTTCTTTCTTTAGGATTACACAAATCATGTCTAGTTTTAAATGCACAATATGTACATCCTGTTCTATACGCTGGATAATTACCATCCTTGTTTCGCTTGCCGTCATCTGTAAAAGAGTTAGCAATGAAAGATTCCATTAACTTTTTTGTCTTATTCATTGAAGGCTTGCCTGCTGGTGGGTTATATATCTGTATTCGTTTTTGAGGAAAGTCGCAATTTTGATATAGCTTTCGTTTAACTATAAAGTATTCTAAATCTATATTTGATTCAGGTACATCATATTGTTTTGAAAAGTACTGTTTGTATATTCTTAACTGATCACCTTCGTTTTTCTTTTTCTTAGCCTTCCAACCATATATAGAAGTTTTTATATCATATATCTTTATTCGATCACCTTCCTTCATAACTATGTCTGCAAATCCCATTACCATAAGCTTGTCGTTGCCGTCGACTTCGCAAAGTATAGGTATTTCTACACCTAGTAATTCCGTGTATTTTTTATTGAAGTAAGCTCCACGCTTTTTTATAAAATAGTCTATAATTTCTACACCGTCTGAATAAAAATCTGACATTTCCTCAGTAGAACTAAAGTGTTTATTGTCAAATTCTTTTACTCTAAGTTGGTATTCTGATTTCATAGTATCTGAAAGCATTTTGTGTAGATCTAAAGAATCTGCCTTTACGATCGTATCAGTATACATTGTTGTCAGATATGTTTGTAGTACCTCATGCATTGCAGTACCGAATACTAAGAACATATTCGGTGTAAATTCTTTTATGCCATCTAGATAAGTAAGCTTCCATTGTTTAGGACAGCCTTTATACATGTTGAGTTGACTATATGATATAGTCTTCTTCCCCATTTTTCGTGCTTTTATTGCCAAGTCTTTTGGTGTTTTTAGTTCCATATTATACTACTAATATACGCAATTTTTCCGAGATAAAAAAATTTTTCAGCGATTATTTTCAATCAATTTATCTAGGTATTGCTTTGCTTTTAATAAATCTTCCATACCATTTTTGTGACGCCATCTTGTAATATACTTGATTATATTTCCTTCGAAAAAATCAAGGCCTTGAGAGTGAGCATATTCCCACATCTCTATCCCTTTAGTGTAATGATTGGGATGTTTTATATTATCTACCTTAGGCACCAGGCTGATCTTTCGGTAAGAATTCTGAATTCATGTGGCCGCATTCTGTACATTTATACGTTTGAAGAGGCACCATAGTATCTTTTCCTGTAGGTGATAACACCGCTGATAGTTTTTTAAATAAAAATACCTGAGTGAATGTTTGACATTCGCACTTTTCACATAAAACGTCCACCAAGTCACTTGGATTGATATTTATGTTTTGCTTTGGTTGTTGTTGAGTTTGATTCATACCTATTACTTTTCCTTTATTATAATTTTTTGCCATTATTACATTCCCATTCCAGCCATTGGATTTGCTGGTTGATTATTGTCATCTTTTATAGATGTTATTAAACATTCAGTTGTAAGCATTGTGCCTGCTATTGACGCTGCTTTTTCTAGTGCTACTCTCGTTACTTTTGCTGGATCTATAATACCTGCATCGATCATATCAACTACTTCATCTGTTCTAGCATCATATCCATTTGAGCCATCTAATTTATTCCATATTACATCGGAATTTAAGCCTGCATTTAGCATGATATGATTGAATGGAGCTTTGCATGCAGACAATACAATTTCGACACCTGATTTCTGATCATTGTTTTCACATTCTATATCTATATTTTCAATTGCTTTTCTAAGTGCTATTCCACCACCAGGTACAATACCTTCATCAACAGCAGCTCTTGTTGCAGCTAAAGCATCTTCAACTCTATCTTTCTTTTCTTTAAGTTCGATTTCAGATTCTGCACCAATTCTCATGATTGCAACACCTCCTGTAAGTTTACCTAGCCTAGCCTGCATTTTCTCAATGTCATAATTAGAATCAGCATTATCTATAAGAGTTTTTATCTCTTCAATTCTACCTTCGATATCTTCTTTACTTCCTCCGCCGTCTACAATTGTTGTTGCTTTCTTATCACAAGTTAGGCTTCGTGTTGTTCCTAACCAGGTATGGTCAAACTTATCCATCGACATACCTTTTTTAGGTGATATTACAGTTGCTCCTGTTAGTGAAGCGATGTCTTCCATTATAACCTGCTTATCATCACCATATCCTGGTGCTTTAATACATGCACATTTTAAAGTACCTCTTGCGTTATTAACGATTATACCAGCGAGTGCTTCTCCTTCAATGTCTTCTGCAATAATAAATAAAGGTCTATCTTGAGCAATACAGTATTCTAAACATTTTACAAGATTTTTTAAATTATTAAGTCTTGCTTCATATATAAGAATAAGTGGGTCTTTGAATTCTACTTGCATATCTCCTTGATTATTTATAAAGTATGGAGAAAGATAGCCTTGATCAAGCTGCATTCCTTCTACAACTTCCAACTCATCAGATGCCGTTCGTGAATCTTCAACTGCAATGACTCCGTCAGTACCTACTTCTTCCATTGCATTTGCAATCAACTGGCCTATTGCAACATCATTGTTTGCAGATATCGTACCAACCTGTTTGATTTCATCATTATCTTTAATTTCAGTTGACATTTCATTGATATTGCTAACAATTTCTTTCACTGCTTTGTCCATACCTCTTTTAAGATCTATGTTGTGCGAGCCGTTACCTATTCTTTTATAACCTTCTTTCAACATTGCGTATGCTAATACTGTCGCTGTTGTTGTTCCATCACCTGCTTCTTCATTAACCTGATTTGCAACATCTTTTACAATTTGAGCGCCTGCATTTTGTACTTCATCTTCTAGTTCTATTTCCTTTGCTACAGTGACACCATCTTTAGTTGATTGGTACTCTCCATATTTTTCAAATACAACGTTTCTACCTTTAGGTCCTAGCGTTGCAGTTACTGCATTTGCTAGTTGTTCAACACCTTTTAACATTTCGCCTCTGGCGTCTGCTCCAAAATTTAATTTCTTTGCCATTTTATTCTCCTTGTTTTAATATCGTTAAAATATCTATTTCTCTTACGATGTAGTATTCTTCACCATCAACTTCCATTATATGGCCTGTTTTAGGATATACAATAATATCACCAGCTGCAACTTGCATTCCGCTGTGCTTTCCATTTTCTAAAACTCTTCCTGGTCCAACTGCAATAACTTCTGCTTGTCTGGTACCTTCATGAGTTGTGTCAGGTATGATTACGCCACCTGATGTTTGGCTTTCGTTATCTAATTTCTTGATAACAACTTTGTCTGCAATAGGTAAAAACATTACTTATTCTCCTTTTCTAATTCTAATTCGTATTCTGATTTTGTGCACGTGACACCGGTCTGTTCAAGTACCAATTCTGGTGTTGTACATGATTGATTGAATGATGCAAATTCTGTATGTGATTTCCATCTTCCACAGCCAGCAAATAGGCAACCAAACGCGTTTGATAGATAATCTGCTTTAGCATATTCACATTTCTTTGTGACATCGCACATAGGCTTAAATCCATTTGCCATGCTTATTCCCATATCTATCATTTTCTTTCTTAATAGCCAGTGTAAGCCTACAATAAACTCTTCTTCGCAAAATTGTAGCCTTCGTGCCATTTGGCCTCTTAAAGATCCTATGTTTTGTTCAACAACATAACTACATTCTCTTGACATAAGATTAAATGTTGACATATCTAAGCTAGATAATATCATAGAATCATTTTCGTTTCTTATTTCTTCTAGCTCTTGAAGAGTTTCCATTACTTCTTTTTTGAATTCAGGATCTTTCTCCATAGTATCCCAAACTTGTGTATACACAACGTAATTTGGCTCTTCACTTACTTCGTAGTCTTTAAATTTTATACCTACCCTTGCTCTTGAATGTTGATCATATTGACATACAGGTGTTCCTGTAATTTTATACGATATCATTTGAGAATCTGGATTCCAACTTAGGATTTCTACATCGAGGCATTCAATACCTTTTTTTATATTAACTTTATTCATCTTTAAACAATTTTTTATCTGATTCACTTAGATCTTCGAATTTAATGTTAGTAATATATTCTAATACATCTTCTGTGTCTTTATAAATTACCTTTAAGTATTCTCCTATTAAAGGGAATTTTTTGGCAACTGATTCGATTACTTTTAAATATAATTCACTCATTGCCCATTCTTTATTATCTTCAAGCTTAAACTTACCTGATGCATTAAAACCTCTCATGCTTACAAGTGATAATAGGTTTTGTCCAAAATGATATGAGTGCTGATAACTTTGAGGTAAGAAAGATCGCGCTGATTGCCAAGACGCTTGATCTGTATCTAGTGCTTTTGCGTAAAGACCTTTAAGTCTTTTAAATACTTTTTCATGCTTGTCATCCAAACCTCCAAGCGTTACGATGTCGACATCAGACTTATTATTGTCTCTACATCCTATACTCATAAAGCTGGTGAAAGGAGTTTGTGTGTGATAATCAAATAGCCATCTTGGCACACCTCTAACTCTAAAGATGAACTGTACCATTTCTCTTGCCTGAGGCAATGTGTTATGTGTTAATACAGCTTTAACAACTTCAAGCTTGCCTTCCGGAGAAGTGATAGGCCATTTTCGTTTGAATTCGTTATCACCCCAAGTTGAAGTACTCGTTACAAACATAGATTTATAAGGATTTGACATATGATCTTCCAATGTCACCTCAACCTCATCTTTTAATAATTTGAATTCTGTTTTTAATAACGGCTGTTCCTCAGGTAATGTTCCCATTACTATTCGGAGGTTTTCAACCACATCATAACTTAATTTTTCTTGCATATTCTATAACCTTTTTATTATATATAAATATAACAAATCTTTTTAACATAGGGAAATTATATCAGCTTTTTTATTGAAGAATTTTTAGATTTTGTAAATCCAAATTTATTCTTAGATGAAGGAATACATACGAATTCACCTTCCTTTAAGTCTGCTATATCTCTTGTATTAAAGATTGTTATATATAATTGCTTGACGTCATCTTCTAATGCTATTTTGTAGAATTCACGTCCTGTCTTTTTAGATTTCTTAATGATTATTTTATTTATAATACCATAAAGTTGAAACTGACCTTTTTCTAAACCATCAGGTATATCTTTAGGACTAGTGAGCTGAGTAATGATATCGGGTGCGTGATCATAGAAAAATGATTTATATTTTGTAAACGGGTGTTCATTAAAATAAAAATCGAAGTATTTCTTTTCCCATTCAAACTTCTGTGTCTTGTCCCAATCCTTTTCACCTATATTGTCATCTAATATCTGCTGTATAATACCATCTATAGTTTGAGCTTTTTTCTTGTTTCTACAAGCTGATATGATTTCTTCTAATATCCTAGAATTGTCAAAGATATTTTTGAAATAACCTAATCTACATAAAGGTTCATATGTACGCTTTGTAATTTTATTACCAAGTATAAATTCTATAAGCTGAGGTATTGTGTTAACATCCTTAGCTGTGTTGATAATTGCAGCGTCTTTATCTGGAACACCTTTTACAAGATTGAGTCCAAATTTAATAGTATTCTTGTCGTAGTCAATTTCAAACCTGTCGCCTGTTTGGCCTAATTCGAATTCATTAAACTTTATATTCTTATTCTTTATCTGTTTTATAAACCAACTTAATTCGTCGTTTGTAGAATGATTAAGAAGAGAAGCATAGTATTCTCTAGGGAAGTGTACCTTTTGCCACATAGATATATAAGCATTCATAGCGTATGCTAGAGAGTGAGACTTGTTAAATGAGTATTCTGAGTATTTACCTAGAACATCAAGTAGCTCATCAATATCTCTGTCCTTCATACCTTTTGCTCTAGCTCCTTTTTTGAATCTATCAAGCATATCATAGAAATTTCCTTTTTTAGCTTGGTTTCCTTTATGAAGGAGTTTTAATATCTTTCTACCACCATCTGCTTCAGCTAATGTAAATCCGCCTATCTGCTGCAGGATAAACATAATCTGTTCTTGAAATATAGGTACACCTAATGATTCACCTAGTATATCCCAAAGAATTGGTGATTTTTCGTCTAGAAGCTTTTTTGCTGCTTCTGGATTTTGCTTGTTTTTGAGATATTCATCAATTCCTCCGGCCTGGATTATGGCAGGGCGGAACATAGCATTGATAGACGATAAGTCAATTATGTTTTTAGGCTTGATTGTCCTAATTAAATTGATCATATTGTCTGAGCCGAATTGAAAGATGTCTTTACAGTTACCAGTTTCGAACTCATCATATACCTTTTTGTCATCAAAGTCAGATTTAAGAATGCGTTGCTCAAGTCCAAAAAGCTTGTGCTCTTTTTCAATGAGTTTGAAGGTGTCGTTAATTACAGACGCTGCTTTTAATCCTAGTATGTCTAGCTTACAATAACCAAGATCACTTACTTCACGTTCGTCTCCACCTTCCTGTACGCCTGTAACGACCTCACCTTTAAGTCTTAAAAGTGGTATCTCTGAACAGCTAAGATCTTTATTACTTACCAATATACCAGAAGCATGACGGCCAGTTTGTCTTACCATACCTACCATCTTAGGTGCTACTTTCAAGAACAGTTCTTTGTTATCCTTGATAAAAGCCATAAGGTCTTTTTCACCTTTTTTCTGTGCTATATTAAATGCGTTTTTAATTTCAAGCTCGATAGGTGAGTTAGGATCTTCGCCAAAATAACCTGTAAGTTTATTTGATAATACAAAGTCTAGCTCATGTATTCTACATAAATCTTTTACTGTAGTTTTAGCACCGAACTTGCCAAAGTTTGCAATGTGACACACTCGTTCAGTGCCGAACTTTTCCTTTAGATAACCTTCACATAACTTTTGAGTGTCTGAATCAATGTCTAAATCCACATCGGCAGGATCAATTCTAGCGGGGTTTAAGAACCTTTCGAAAATTAGATTATGTCTAATCGGATCGATCTTTGTAATATCTAGTACAAATAAAACAAGAGAACCACCTGCTGAACCTCTACCTGCACCTGTTGCACCACCTACTTTATATACAAAGTTGTTTAACAGATCATCTAAAATAAGGAAGTAGTCAATAAATCCTTTTGATTTTATAATATCTAATTCATACTTAAGTCGATCTGTATATTCTTTGTTATTGTCAGGTAGTAAACCATTGCCTATTTTCTCTACCCATTTAGCTTTAAGCTTTTGCATAAATTCAGATTCACTTTGTGATTTATCTTCATGATACTTAGGGAAGTTGTCTGGATATTTTGGCATTTCGATTGCAACTTTATCATTTATTTCAAACGTAGAGTCGATAGATAATTCAAGGAATTTTTTATCTAAACCATACTTATCTGCCTCTGCATAGATTTCATCAATCTGTTTTATGTAAAGAGAATGTACGGTATAGAACCAGTCATCGGGTGTATATGATTGTACAGTTTCACGCTGTCTAATTACATAAAGTAGATACTGTATATACCAATCGTCTTTGTTTGCGTAGTGATAGTCCAAAGCGAACACAGGTTTTATACCTGTTTTCTCATATACTTTGTGATAGAAATTATTACATTTAGCTTGTATATCTAGATTATTTAATTGTATTTCAAGGTAAAAATCATCACCAAACTTTTCATGATATTTCTTTATAAGCTTAAGTGCCTCATCCTCTCTACCAGCTAACACATACTGATTCCACTTAGACTGTAAGCAGCCTGTGGTTATTATGTTGTTATCATTAAGAGTGTTGAATACTTTATCCATGCTTGACAAAGGCTTTCTATAGAATGTATCAAAGCTTTCATTAGAAACATTAAGGATATTCTTTACACCATCATAATTCTTAGCATAAACTAATGTATGATTGTTTGCAGCAGCTGATTTATCTAAGTGTTCACCGGCATCGCCTATTACATCTGTTGATCCTTTTTTAAGATCTAAAAACTTTGAGTGATCGTTGTGATATAAGTCGTTAGTATACAATTCACATCCTACAATTGGATTTATTCCAGCCTCCTTTGCATGGTTATAAAATTTAAAGAAAGACGACATATTACCATGTTCAGTTAGTGATATACCTTTGGCACCAACTTCTTTTGCACGCGTCATTATGTCTTCAATTTTAGTTACACCATCTCCTTGTGAATAAGTGGAGTGGCCATGCAGAGGAATATAACTGGTGTATTTATTACCTTGTTTATATTTTAATTTGTAGTCGCATTTTACACACATATAGGTTCTTTTTTAATGTTTTATATTATATACTAATATAACAAATCTTTTTGATATATGAAAGGATTTTGGTGAAAAGTTATTAACAATATCTGTGCAAGGAAGTTACGTGAACGTGTATATTTCTAGGCTTTATATCTGTAAAGTTTTCTAGATGCTTAAGTATTGTCATATATGTTTGGTTGTCATAGTCAAAGTTGTTGTCGTAGTTTTGACTTCTTGCGAATACAAATAAATCTAATCTATTATCTCGTATAGCAAATTGTATTGTTGACAAACATGCTGCTAGCTCAGGTCTATCTTGATAAGACTTATGTATAACAAACTGCCTAGATTCCAAGCCTGTATCTTGCTTAAATCTTTCAAAAGTTTTTACAGCTTCTAAACATAGCTCAACTCTTTCTTTCAAGTCGCCTCTTAAATTGGGCTTTATATCTTCTTCAACAAACTCACTATCATATTCGATACTGTAGTTAAAGTTATATAGCTCTCTATATTTATCGCCTTTTACTCTTTGAAGCTCCATGTCTATGTCATATTTTATTTCGTTAATTGTCATAAAGTCTCACAATTGATTCGTATGTTTTTCGTATACCTAGCTCATTATTAAGCGACCCTACAGGTAGCATAAAGTGAGGGTATAAAGAATAGAAGTTTTTAGACTTACCGTTATGCCTTGCGAGGTAGTCACCTGAAGGTATTAGATTGATATGATCTAGCAAATCATCTGTACCTGTTATCTTTTCTATAGTATGTAGATATTGAAGAAACGGTACTGGCTTATCTTTACTTATTATAAAGTCCTGTCCCCATCCATTGTCCATCATAAGAATTTGATAAAACATATCTGCAAAGTATTCATATCGCATATAGTCTTTTTCAATTTCAGGATCTAGCAAGACATCGAGCTTGCCTTGTTCGTTCAATGGAGATATAGTATAAGGTATCCCGTGATTATCGCAGTATACTTTTTCAGATATCTTTCTAATCATAGATGAATTATCAAATGGTGCATCGCCATAAATAAATACAGGTTTTATAACCATCATCTTATCAAATTCCATCGCTTGCTTTACTGCAACCTCACCTGACCATTTTGAAAGACCGTAAAGAGTTTTTGGATCTATAGGTGCTGTTTCATCAAACTCTCCATTGTTTTTCATATACTCATCAGGATTGAATACTGCAGTTGTTGAAAAATAAATAAGCTTGCATCCTATACTATTTGCTAGGTCAATAAGATATTGAGTACTCAATATATTCGAGTTAACTGCTTCGTAAGAAAAGTCATCGCATTTATCTGTATTTACGTATGCTGCAGTATGGATTATAATATCGTCAGGTGTTAATCTTTTACCTACTTTTTTTAGTACTTTCTTATCAGTTACGTCTACCTCTTTGTTTTTTACTAGCTTGCCATCTAAATAACTAAACTGATTTGTATATGTGGCTAGATCTGAATTGTCTAGTACTTCATATCTATGGTTTTCTTTCATAGAATTTATTATTGATGTTGCAAGCATTCCACTTTCGCCTGTAATAAATAACTTTCTCATAATTTCTCCATAATTTTTGCAGCTGATTGTTTAACTGTGTCTTTTGTTGTGTCTATTCTGTTTACTTCTATATCATATTGTTCGCTTGCATGCTTAAGTACATCGTAAAATACTCGTCTATGATCTTTCCAATCTTTTATATCTAAATCATCTTCGCTATGCTTTATGAATCTCTGCTTTATTAACTCATAAGAACAATCAACGAAGAAAAATCTTTCACCTCTAACTATCGCATCAGCCCATGATATAAAAAATGAATCCTCATCTATCTTTCTATTATATAATCTACTATATACTATTTGTGATAGAAAAGATCTGACGTATACTAAGCCATTTCCTTTGGTGCCTTTTACGACTTCACGTCTTACAGAGTCTTTGCCTGTCTTATCAGGGCCATCAATATGTATTATTCGTGTCATTTCCATTTTCCTTTACTCATTAAACTTATCATTGTAGATATAAACTTAAGTTGTTCTTCCTGAACCTGTCCGAATACAAGAGTCTTATGATACTTTAGCTTTCCTGAATCTAATTTATGTAAGTCAAATTCGTTGTCTGCTATTGTTGATACTGACGATATGCTTCTAAATGATTCTGTTAGATCAATAGGTATACATACAACAAGTTCGTTTTCATTGCCGTCTTTTAAGTGATAACTCCATATATCATTGATGTATGACTTTGATTGAATTTTATCTTTTACTAAGCCTTCCCAAAACACAAGCTCTTGTTTTGCAGCAGGATTTTCATAAAAACAAAGCGTTAATTTTACCATGTTCTTTCTCTTAAATGTTATTTTAATTTCCGGTTGATCCAAAGCCACCATCTCCTCTACTAGTATCTGTTAATTCTTCTACCTCTTCAAATTCAAAATGAGGTATTGGCATCACAATAATTTGGCCTACTCTGTCGCCTGTCTTGTATCTTCCACCTGGAGGGCCTGAGAGTTCTTTAAATCTAAGTTTTACAGGACCTCTGTATCCTGAGTCAACAACACCAACACAGTTTGCAAGTACTAAATTTGTTTTTGACACAGAGCTTCTTGGGAATAAAAATCCAACGTGCCCTTCAGGTATTTCCATAGATAAACCTGTATCATATTCTACATAGGTCTCTGATATACCCCAATCTACACATGTTAAATCCATACCTGCATCACCTGCTTTAGCGTATGATGGTACTACGGCATCATCATGTAATTTTTTAATTTTTATTTTCATTGTATATTACCTCTCTTATATTTCCATTCCCTAATAACCAAGGGATTCCTTTAATTATTTCTATTCCTTCGTTAAGCTTTCTTCCAAGTGTTTCTTCTGAATATATACCTAAGTTCTTTTTAAGATAAACTTTGAATCCACTATCATGTAGTTTGTTTGCATTGCTTATATCATCATCAATACAAAATGCAACCTGCTTAGGATCAAAGTTATTTATGATATACTTCTCCTTCTCTTCGTCAAATACAATTGCATCATAACATATATCATTATCATGAAGCCATTTTAGAGTATCTGAATATATTCTAAAGTATTTTTTATAAGGTCGAGCTGTAAGTAATACTACGTTATATTCTTCGCATGTTTTTTTCATGAATTTCTTAACTCCATCTAGTACATCAAGCTTAGATTTTATACCGCACGTTCTATATTCAGATTTTATCCTGTATTGTTCTTTCTTATCTACATTTTTCTTAAAATCGTCTAGTGATTTGTAGCCTGCCCATTTTAAAAAACCACCTGGCCAATCTGCTAGTACACCGTCTATATCTATAAAAGCTATTTGTTTTTCTGAAGCTTTAATTTTCTCCATTACTTCTTCCTGGTTAAACTTTGCTTCAACAACTTTAGATTTATCTATAAATTTTTCATGTAAATCATTTACGTTAAATCCATTTAGCTGTATTATACCAAACAAGTATTTTAGTACGTCAACACATTCTTCTAATACATTATCATTAACATCTTCTGTATTCTTAGAGGTGTGCATTTTCCAATCTATCTCATCGAGTACTTCATATACTTCTTTGGATAATGCAAGTACGTATTCCTTGTTCCACTTGATTTTTAATTCTTTATTGTTTCTTACATCTTCAACTGTAAGACCTTGTTTAGCAAAAAACTTTTTTGTAAACTCTTCCTGTATTTCAAAGATTTCTTTTAGTTTGTCCATTCTTTAACTCTGTCTAATACTTCATTTGCTTTCATTTTATGGCTCCATTGTGCAAACCTACCTAATAGGTCTATGTTGTCCATTCTTTCTATATTTTGGCTTTGTTTTATCTGAATTGGTAAATTTTCAAATTTCATTAAAATCTTATTACCTTCGATTTTATCATCTGTTATAGGATCTACAGATTCATATACTATATAATCTCTAAAGAATGTCTGTCTTGTCCAGATTGTATCTACTGAATATACATAATCAAAGTACAATGAAGGATGATTCATTTTTGCACTCATATCTTCTATTGATTGGCTATATTCTGTTTTATAGAAACATTTTTTAGAAGTAGATAGATCAAATGGAATGTCTTCAACATCTAACATACAATTTAGTTTGTATAAAATGTTTAAATTTAGTGTTGATATTATATGGTGGTACTCGCCTTCAACTCCATCTGTAAATTTTATGTTCCTTGTGAATGCGTTTAAACTTTCTACTGATGTATTCATTAACTGACCTCGATCTTTTATTATCTTAAGCAGTTCGGTAAAGAAAAACTTATAACTGTCTTCTCCTAAGCCATCAATTTCGATATGCTTTATCTCAGTCATACCTTCTGATAAAAAACTAGATTCTGATTGTTCTACGCCACGTGTAGTTTTTGCGTATTTCTTTTTAAATTCTTTTGTAGGAGAATCAACAACTTCTCCATCTACATTGTACCCTATGCAGCATAACTCTATTTGTATTTCGCTATTCGGTAGAACATCTTTTACAAACTGCTCCATATTTTCAGTCCACTGTAATAACCTTGGGCCTGGTATAAAGGGTATGTTTAACTGACCTAGTGGTTTTTCATCTACTAACCAATGATCTTTTAAATAGTATGCAGCTATCAGTCCTGCAGGACCAGCTCCTAAAATATAATTGTTTTCCATTTGTAACCTTTTCTTAATTTATATAATATAACAATAATTTCCGATATAAAAAAACTATTTATCGAAAAAATTCTTTAATTCTTCTTGAGTTGGATACGATGTTATAGCTTTGCATAAAATACAAATCCATTTTACAGATCCTTTTTCGTCCATCTCTATTTTTTCATCTTTATGCCCACATTCATCTTGAATCTTTTTTATTTCTTTCTGCATATTTCTTATTTTTTCGTTTAACTTGCTCACATCCATCAGTTTTCTCCTGATTTTTATTACTGTTAACCAAAGTTTGTTCGAAATATAACTTTTCTATCCAATCCATCTTATGTAATTTCACAACTACCTCCTGCACATGCTAACTCGCCGGATAGATTTGTTTCGTCTTCAAGCTCTACAATCATTGTTAGATCTATGTCGCTTAGCGATTTCATCATTTCATTGTATTGCTTTTTTGTAATATCTTCAAATGGAGCTTGTGTATAAGTTCCTCCATTATAAGGCAAAACAGACAGTCCGTTATAAGAATCTCTGTTTTCCCACATCCACTCACCAGCTAAATCCCATTCGTCTTCTTTGAGACTAATCGTAGCTGATACATTATGAGTGTTTGAACCGTTTCTGTGTCCGGATTTTACCCAATCAGTTGCAACCTTCTTTACTCTATCTAAAATCTGAAAAGGTGATTCAGTTCTCAGGATGGATCCTTCGGGAGCCTTTTGAGGTATCTGAATTACTGCAGTGTCGTGAGCTCTAAAAAACTCATCTTCAACTAAAGCTGGATGGTTGTCTCTAAGATAAGGATATATTGATTCGTTTTTACCTACTCTAATTCTTCTGATATAATAATCATTGTGCCATGCATGAATTCCTGAAGAAGTACCTAATACTAACGAAGTAGTTCCTGCAGGTTTAACTGTAGTTGTTCTTGCTGACTTGTTTATACCTATAAGCTTTGCAACTCTTGAGTTTTCTCTCTTTACTTTGTCAGCTGCTTGATTCATATCGTATCCTAATACTACACCTGAGCCTATACCGGTCATTGAAACTCCAATAAGTGCATCCTTCTCTGTAGTCTCTCTCCAAATATCTCTTAAATAATGAAATTCTGTGTATCCTGCTTGAAGTGTTCCAATAAATGCGGCTGCCTTAACTCTTTCGTTTAAGTCTTCTTGTGATTCGATATCACTTGCATTGACTTCACATAGATTACAAAACTGAAAAGGTCTTAAAGCAATCTCACAACAAGGGTTTGTTCCCCAATCTTTATCATTGTTAAAATAAATACCGGGTTCGCCTGCACCTGATAGTTCAACACGCTTCCACAAATCCATAAAGAATTCTTTTGTTATTTTGTGACGCATTAAAACTGCAGAGTTGTTAGCCCTACCTCTCTGTGCGTTTAACTCCCACCAATTACCTGATTTACAACCAATCATTTGGTCATCATCTGCATTAAATAACGAGATCAGTGCAGCTCGTCTAATACCACCAGCCAATACAGCATCAGCTATGTGACATATCATATCGTGGGCTTCAAGAGTTGAAAGGTGATCACCTGATTGTTTTGCATCAAGCATTCCTGTAAGTTTTAGTATACATTCTTTAAGCGGTTGTGGACCTGGAGCTTTACCACCTGATGTAACCAGCTGAGCGCCTTTTGCTCTAATATCTGAGAAGTCGAATTCGACTCTAGATCCGCCACCGTTCATATATGATTTCATAAGAACCTTGATTGCATCTGCCCAACCTTCTATCGAATCACCAATTAAAAATCTTCTTTTTCTTTTTGGATATGGCTTTTGAATAACAGGTAATTTTGCAACGTGATGTCGCTGTACAGAATAACCTACTCCAGTACCACCTAGCAATAAAAACATTGTCTCACTAAAAGCATCGATGTGATCTATAGGAAGATATGCGCAATTGTAAATTCTGTTTGGTGATATTTCAATTGGCTTGCCACCGAATTGTAAACTTCGCATAGAAGGAAGGATTTTTTTATCATAAACAAGTTTATATTTTTCTTCTATCTCGTCATGTAAATTAGGAAAAGATTTTTGATGCATCTTTTTATTTCTCGTTACTAATTCTTCCCATGTCTCTCGCCTATTAAGTTCTTTATCGAACTTTGCGTACTTCATATAGACTGTTATGTCTGATAAAATTTTATTTGATATTTCCATTGATTTCCTTTATTGCGTGTTATTGTTGAAAAAATAAGCCGGTCCGTTAGACCAGCTATATGCTACTATAAATATACTAATCGTCTAATTCTTCAAACCTTTTTTTCATTTCTTTTCTTAAGTATTCTTCGTGATTTGCCATCTGGCCTTTTAACTCAGCACCTCTTACAGATGACTCATCATATATTTGAAAGCTACCATTATTTGTATCTATTTGGCTTGGAAAAGTAATTCCATCTGGGCCAAATCTATTTTTTACAACATGTATTCTTCCTGTACCACCAACTTTATCTTCTATCTTTCTTGATAACGACATAACAAAATCTGCAGTCATAATTTTTGAGTATGATTCTGCAATTTTGTCTGCCTGTATCACATCTTCTTGAAGTGCAGATCTGTTTGCTTGAGATGCTGTCCATACTGGAACTTCTAGTGTTCCTGCTAAACCTCTTAATTCTTCATAGATATTACCTAGCTCTAATCTATAATCTTTCTGTCCACCATTACCTCGTAATAGATCTGCATAATCTAAAATGATCATGTCAGGTTCTTTTCCTAGCATTCTATATCTTTCAACATGAGAAGCTATTGTAGAAATTGCTGCTGTTTTTGTTGGATAGTACTTTACAATAAGATTACCTGGTATCTTTTCAACTGTTTCCTTTACTGCATCGATATTGTATTTAAGTTCTTGATTTGCAATACCTGTAATTACTGAGTCATATCTTAGTCCTACGTAAGCCTCATTTAATTCTAGTGTGTAGTGAAGTACATTCTTTCCTTGCTTTATAACATTAGCACCTAAGTTTACAAGTAAGAAAGATTTACCAATACCAGCTGGAGCAACAACAACACCTAGCTCACCTTTACCTAAGCCACCATCCATAAGATTATCTATAACATCCCAACCTGTTGGTAGTATGTGTCTAGTTGCTTGATTATATCTATCATCTACAGACGCAACATAATCATGGCCGACATTTCTTTCAGCACCCGCTGTCATAGCTGAATCTATCTTTGCTTTTATTGCATCGTATTTACCTGCACTTAGTAATTCAACAGAATCCATAATTGCGTTTTTCAATACTTTGTTTTTGCAAAAATCAAGAGTCTGCTCCATTACAAATTCTAAATCTTCTGAGTCAATATGTCGATAAGCATCTTTTATATTTGACACAACGCTTGTCTTCAATACATCGTCTGTTATCTCAGATATCTTTACCTTCATAACCTCAGCTGTTGGCTGGGATTTATATTTCCTAAAGTATTCGTGTATTGCACCAACCAAAAATTGATTTGATTCGTTTTCAAAATATGATACCTCAAGTATATCTTGAATTTGCTGTAGGAAGTTCTTGTCCTTAAGAAGACACGTAATTATTTTTATTTGAAACGTATAACCAAATTCACTTAATCTATCACTCATAACTTTTCGCTGCCATTACATCTAAATGAAAAAAGCAATTTCTTAACCACAGATCAGGATTTCTGATTGCAGCATTTAGCTTGTCTTCTAACATCATTTTTTGAAATTGAAACTTAACCAATCTATTAACTGGTTGCTTTACTATATCTATAATTTTTGACTTTATAGCACCGCCAATATCTACATCTGCCAATTGCATAAGCTTATAATTCATAGCTATCAAATCTTCGCTTTGTGAAATTGTTTTTATAATCTTTGATGTATCATCAGAATTTTTTGTAAAATCTAAAATATCTTGTGTTGTTAATTTTTTATCTTCAAATAATATAGGTAGTCGCTTTGCAAGAGTCTTTACACCTACACCTTTTATACCTGGTATGTTATCTGAGTTGTCGCCTGTTAGGGTTCTGTATAATAGAAAGTTATGTGCTGGCACTTCAAAGTCTTCCTTCACTGTGTCTTTAAAATAATACTTTTTCTTTGTTGGCGACCATACTGTCACTCTATCATCAACTAGTTGTAGAAAATCCTTATCAGTCGACATAATATAAAACTGACTTTTAGGATATATCTGTTGAGATATGTATGCCATTGCATCATCTGCTTCAATATCGGGAGGTGATAGAACCGTCACAGGTAGTACATCAAGATATTGCACAAGTCTTGATATTTGTTGTGACATTGATATTGATTCATCTTCCTGTGAGTGGAATGAGTTTAGACGGGTTAATCGCTTTCGAACTTTTCTATTAGCTTTGTACTCAGGGAAGAGTTTTCGCCTTTTATTAGAACCACCTTTGCCATCAAAGCAAATGATTACTCGAGTTGGTTTGATGTTTTTAATTGCATAACCTATCGATTGCAAAAAACCCGTCATCCCTCCAATATGTGTGCCGTTATCATTAGTACTAGGGTTTACGGCAAAGGCCCTAATAAATGTGTTTAATCCATCAATCAATAAAATTCTATCATTGGTTGTCTGACTCTTTGAATTGTCTTCATTGAGATTTTTGAGAATGTCTATATAACTTTGTTTCATATATCTAATATAACTAATTTTTCCGACATAAAAAAATAAAAAACGTACTAAGTGGGCTGGTTTTTATTTTATTTTTATAAACTTGGCTTTTGCTTCATCAGATTTCGGTACTGATATTTGAAGTAAACCGTTTTTCATTTGTGCATCCAGATTCTGTAAGTTATAATCCGGACTAACTTTCCATCCCATGTCAAAGCTACGTCTAGCTATACCTCGGTGGATATAGTTTGGCGCTACTTCAGATGATGGGTTGGATTCTATATTTGGTTTGTTGTAAGCAACCTTTAAAGTGTTGCCTTCGACGCTAACCATAACGTCATCTTTTTCCAAACCTACGCATGCAATATCAAAGCAAAGTGTTTCATCGTTAATGAACACATCGACTGGATAATCTGGCTTTGAATCCATTACTGAACCAAATCCTACGGTTGTATCGAAAAAATTTTTGAAAAGTAAATCGGTGGAGAAGAGTCTCTCACCTAAAAAATGTTTTGTCATAATTAAATCTCCTTAAATAATTTTAATGTTAAACGCCCACTTAGTACGCTTTACATATATAAATATCATGTAGTTAAATAAAAAAAAGGCTCTTGGTTGGTTAAATAAATCTTTATCGTAGTGAGGATTTTTAACTCTTAACATTCTGTACCACGGGAAGGTGGCCTTTTATCACAGAACAAGGTGTATATTACAACACCTTTATTACATCAGATTTTTTAACTTCAACAACTTCAAACTCTACTGAGTCGTTTGCAAAATCTTTGTTAACAATTGCTTCTGCATCTGTTACTGATACTGCTGAAACTAAATAAGCTTCTTTTTTCCATGTGACTTTGTTGCCTGTGTCTGTTGCAACTTTCACTCTTGCTAAATAATACATGTCCATAACTTTTTCTCCTAATTTAATTTATAATACTTAATTCCATTTTTAACTGATATACCATCAGGTACTGTAGTATGGCTTCTGCCAAATATATCTACATACAAACCAGATTCTACGATAGTGTGTTCTTCTATTGAAACAAATCCTATCCCATCTAAATATGATTCGCAATCTCCTCCTTCAAAACCAGTAAATGCTCCAGGTAGTCCTGGTGTAGATGCTACCTTGCAACAACAATCATATGAATCAAATATCATCACTCCTGGCCATAATGCATCTAACATTGCTTGGCTTGGATTGAAACAGTCTTGAATGTTTCCACTGAATGCCCAGCTATCTAATGCATCTTCTATTGATTCTGATGTGTCGCAATACTTAGGTGAGTAATATATTGAATCACCTGTTTGTGGTATTATCTGAGCGTTAACTGATATTGCTATTAGCATTGTAGTAAAAAATACTAATGCAAAAATTAAAAATGTTTTTGTGCTATTTTTCATAACCTTTCTTTTATATATTTAATAAATAGTAATTTGTGAGAGTGGTTGGATTCGAACCAACAGTTTTTCAAGTACCAACTGGGTTGGCTAAAAACTTTAAAAAAGCCTATCAAACGAATCCAGTACTCTTTTGAATTCGGAGTTTGGTGCTACCTCCCCCTTAATGTTCCTCCTTAAAAAAACCTAAATAAATCTAAGTTTTTTAGTGGAGTCGTGTATTCCGTGGAGAAGCGCAAGAAATAAATTTCTTTGGGGATTTTATATATCCCTGCTTTTTCCTTTCCACCACACTCTCTCAAATTACTAACCTATTGGTACATCATCTTCACCGATTTCGATATCATCGATACCAATATCATCAGTTTTGTATGACATAACCATTGTTTCACAAATCTTTTTGTATAAACTTTCTTTCCTTTCAGGGTTCGAAAGTATTTTAGATTCGAAATCTTTAGATAAAAACTTAATGTCTTCACCTGTGACATCACAACTATAAGTATACCAAGATCCTCCTTGCTTAACTAAACTGTAGTCCTTCATTACTTGCAGCCAAGATCCTGTATCATCTACTCCTGATTCGAAGAAGATGTTGAATTCTGCTGTACGTAATGGTGGGCCCATTCTATTTTTTACAACGATACATTTTGTTTTAATACCTATAGTTTGTTCCTTGCCTGCAATCTTTGCTTTAATTTGGCCTGCTGCCTTCAATCTCAATCTGCATGATGCGTGGAATTGAATTGCTTTTCCACCACTTGTTGTCCAAGGGTCTCCAAACATAACTCCTAACTTCTGTCTTAATTGATTTGTAAAGAACAGTGCTACTCTTTCTCTACCAATAAGCTGAGTAATTTTTCTCATACCTTTTGATAGCACTATGGCCTTTGATGTTGCCCAACCTTCTTTGTCATAATCCTGAGCCTGTTCTACTTTAGTGGTTGCTGCCGCAACAGAATCCACTGCAATAGACACAAGTCTGTTTTTATCACTTTCTTTAACTTTTAGAATTATATTTTCAATTACTTCAAAAATATCTTCTACAGTTTCAAGTTGTATATACAACATCTTAGTCATATCCATACCTATCGCTGTTAAGAACTCTTCGTTCATAGCGTTTTCAGTATCTATGTATACAGCCAAACCTCCCATTTTCTGAGTGTTTGCTAGTAAGTGAGCAGCTAATAGTGATTTACCGGAGGCTTCCATTCCAGTAATTTCTGTAATTCTACCTACAGGTAAACCACCATTTGGCCTATTAGAAATAGCAAGGTCAAGAATTGATGAACCAGTGCTTATCCACTCTGTCAGATCTGTCGGTGTTTCTTCTGCTCCATCTAAGAAGTATGCAACTTTCATACCTTTGAACTGCTTGTTCAGAGAGTCAGCTAATACTGACGCTAATTCATCTCGTTTGTTTTTCTTTGCCTTTGCCATATTATTTCCTCTTACTCATTAAATAAATCATCGAATGCAGATTCGATATTTGCTGTTGATTTTACACCTGTCTTTGATTCAGTTGATACTGCAGCTTGTTCAGGTGCTGTTCCAGATTCTCCATCAGGATTCAACCATTCTTCCAATACACCTTTTAAAGTGTCATACTCATTCTTTTTGAAAATTTCAAAAATATCTTTCTGACCACTTACAACTTTATCTGCTATGTTTGCATCATCTGTTGCAGCTGTTTGGTTAGGCTTTACTCTGATTGTAGTTTTAGGATAGTTTCCTACACCTTCTGCTGGAGTAAATTCTACTGATACATCTCTACCAGCTTTAACATCTGTGATGTCACCATAATCTGGATCTGAAATAAATCCTAGTAATTCAGTATATACTTGTTTACCGAATCCCCAAAGCTTAACACCTTCAGATTCTTTACCTCTAACTAATACTGGAGCATAAACTCTCATCTTAGGTGTTAGTTTTTTAGCCAAGTTAAAGTCATCTGATTTTCCAGTTGCTCTTAACTTTTGTGCAAATTCTTCTACAGGATCTGCTTCTCCATACGTCACTGGTGATAGGTAGTTCTTTTTACCTAAGTCATAGTGAAAGTACATTTCGATAAACGGGTTATCTTTGTTGAATTGATAAGGTACGATTCTAATCTGATTCTTACCTGGTTCTGGTTTCCACAGGTTATCCTGTCTTCCAGTTTGTGATTGTAAGTTGTTTAACTTACGTCTGATTGCATCTAAATCTATTGCCATCTTTTTCTCCTTTTAATTATTATTTACTATTCTTAATGGTTTGCACGTTTAATCTTAACTCTTGTGCTTGAGCTTTTACTTCCTGCATTGCTTTTCTAATTCTAGTTCCAGCTGACATGTTACCGCCGTTGAATTTTTCAACATCTGTTTTGATGTCTTCTAAAATAGTTTGCAATTCTGTAATTGATACTGCCATATTATTTTCTCCTGTTTTAGTTATTACTTAGTTAATATAACAAAAATTTTTTAATCTATAAAACTTCTGCATGTTTATTTTCAAATTTATTTAGATATCCTTGCACTGCCAATTCCTTGTGCTTTGCTTCGACAACTACATCGATATCCAAGCCATAGTCTTGTATTTCATCTACTATTAAATCTGAGTGGGCTTGTACTTTTATTTTTTGAGATTCAGTATACAACTTTTCCATAGTAGGGAATTCACCTATATTGTTCAATGTGATATTACTATTTTTAAGAAAATTTTCTACTATCAAGCCTTGCTCACGTCTACGTGATTCGGAATAATGTGTACATGGTTTTATATCACTCCATGTTGATGCTGCTAATTTCAAAGCTTGTTCCTCCGTGAGACCACCTGTGCAAAATTGGTGGTGGTGATAGTCAAACACAATTGGTATACCTACACGATTGTATACACCTTCGTATAGATCTACTACAGAATACATGCTTGCCTTGTCATCGTTTTCCACTGTAAGTCTAGACTTTGCAGATTCTGATAGTTTTTCAAAGTTATTGCAAAATCTAACCAGTGCAGTTTCCTTGTTTCCATAAGCGCCGCCAACGTGGATATTGATTTTTGCCATTCGTGTGCGTGGCAAACCCATAAGGTCCATAATCTGGCCTGATTTGTTTAATTCATTCCAAGCGCCATCTACAACTTTTTGCGTTGGTGAAGCTAGCACTGTAAATTGTCCTGGATGGAATGATAATCGTTGACCATAACCTTGTGCAAGATCGCCGGCCTGTCGAAGTAGCTTGCATAATTCTTCGTAGCCAGGTAGATCTACAAATTCATATTCAGACATCCAAGGGTATATTTCACTTGACATCCTAAACACCTTGATGCCATTGTCTTCGTTCCATTGTATAATCTTAATAAGATCTTTGGTATTTGCTATACATAATTCAGATACATAGTCTAAGCCTTTTGCATCGAATGTTCGACGTATCATTGACCTACCTGTGTATATATTTTGTTTGCGTAAGTGCATGTTAATACATGCATATCCTAATTGTTTTGCCATATTCTATAATATAATAAATTTAATTGACATAGAGAAATTATTTCCATAGTATTTGTATGCAGACTAATGTTGTTGCCAACACAAGTGATATTGCAGTCTTTGTTGTTATACCCTCACCCATAAAGAACCAAGTTAATAATACAAATGATATCATACCTGTACCAAAGCCTATAAATCTACCTGGCCATAGCAGGCCATCAAAGTGACCTACAACATGCTTTGTTGCAAGTATGAACATATAAGAAATTATTGTTCCAAATGATATCGATAAAAGTAAGGGATTTTTGTCAAACCATTTCCAAAGAAACTGGCCGTTGGTTTGTATCCAGATCAGTGTCTGGCCTGCGAAGAATAGTACTATCGCTAGTGTCAATTGTTTCATTCGTTATTGTGCTTTTATTATTGAGTAATTTTTAATTATATATAAATATAACAAAACTTTCCGATATAATGAAATTATATCAGCATTTTTTTAAAAAGTTATTAACAATTATCTTTTTATTTTTATGTGAACTACTTCTTTTATAGAAGTGTCAATTCTTCTCATCCCATCTTCATTTGTAACCAATATGGAATTTCTGTAATTGTCCCAGTTAAGTTGGAATGTTGTGTCTAGAACTCCGTTGTTTGAATTTTTAATACATTCATTCAAAGCGTTAATTGTGTATAGGGTGTTTGTTTGTTTTTTTCGATGAAGTGATATAGTGTCAGGTAGTATTTCTACATCCTTTGACGAGTCTATGTTGTATGTGCACATTAACTCAGATTTGTTTCCTTCATCATTTAATACAAATATCTTGTTATAAAGAATATCATAGGTCTGTATAATTCTATCCACTGTTCGTGTGAGCATTTTATATTTAGTAAATGTACATAGTAATTGAGTTTTCATTATTTAATCCCGAAGTAAGCCTTCCATTTAACTGTCACATCCCAATTGCCATTCTTGTCTTTAGAATAACATGCTCCATTTCCATCTGAACCATATCCTCTTGTAGCATAACCTGCAGTTTTAATTGCTGCTCCAATAGGTTTTAGATTTGAGATTAGTGTTGTAATATCTTTAGGTACGCCTCCTTTGAAGAAACAGTTTGATGCAGCTGGTGAAGATTTTCCAAATTTCTTCTCACCAGAACCTGCTTCATATTTTGCAGATGTAGAAAGTTCAGGTCCATTATAAGATCTGTCTTTAACGAACCAATACATAAACGGACTTCTAACGCCAACCTCACCACTTTGTATTTTTTTAAGCATATCTTCAATTATTTTTTTAGCACCTGATTTTCCTGCTAAAGCCTCAAATCTTTGTGGCAACATCCAGCTATCAATAAATACAGCGTTATCTTGTTTTAGACTTATCTTTAATTCTGTTCCAAATGGTGAAACACCTTTGTCAAGTCTTACATAGATATCTGTCTTAGGCATACCTCTACCTTTCCATGCAGGATCACCTAACTCTTCAACATGATATTCTTTTCCTTTATGTTCGAATTCCCAATTTCCACCAGATCCTTCTATAAACAACATTACAATCTGCTTTTCATGTACAATACCTGGCTTGAAGTCTCTGAATACTCCACCTTTAATTTTTTGAGATAGATCAGCTTTAATGAAGTCTACCTGTTTACCTGTAGGTTTTAATATAGCATTGGTTGCCATTAAGTAAGTTTTGCCTTTTAGCTTTATTTTGCAATAATATGTCCTACCTACCTTTAACAGGTCTTTTTCTGTTTTTGTCAATATATTAAATGTAGTACCTTTTTTAATATCTATTGATTTTGATTGAGTATTGATATCTAAAAGCACGGAATTCTTTTCAGCTTTGAATTCTTGGTCACGTTTAGGATTCATTTCAACATACTTGTAAAACGATCCTGTTGGTTGTTTATAATTTGTAGTCCTACCTGCCAAGTTAGCTTCTGCTATACTTTCGATATAAGACGTTATAAATTCTTCTGAATACTTGTGAGCCCTAAGCACATCTTCTAATAACTGAAGATGATTTCGGTTTTTTGGATCAGGTAGTCCATCGTTAGTGCGCCAGGCCCAATCTCTTAATAATTGATTAAAATTCATAATACTCCTCATGTTTATATAAATATCAAATTAGAGGTCCAAAGACCTCATATTGTGATAGTCACGGCCTATCTTTGCTTTAGAAGGGAATACCATAAGATCATGTATCTTTTTTATAAGTATTTTTTCATCAGGATCAATGTCAAATACAAATGCATCATATACATACAATATCATCTTACTAGAATAATTATCTAAAAGATCCAATATATTTTTTAAAGCTTGTGAATTCATTTCTGTTTCATAAGCTTGGATCATATAATTAAATAATTTTTGTGGATTCATATTGTCCAGATTCTTTTTGTATAACTTTCTTTTTAAAATTGGTGTTTCGATATAACCTTTACTATTATAAATATCCCAAAGTTTAGAAATATATGATGATGTCTTATTGAAATAATCAATTCGCATAAATTCTTTTGGTATGCCGCCATAAAGTATTTGAAAGCTTATTTTTTTTGATTCGCTATACTGCTCTTTTGTTAAAGTATCTGAGTCGAAATATAGTTTGCCTAAATATCTATGAAAACTACCTTCTGGCTGAACTGTTCCTATTAAATTTGCAATCAATCTTAGATGGTACGCATCGTAATCAAACTCTATAAGCTTTCCGTTTTCAAATCTGCTTATATATTTTTCTCTAGTACCATCGTCTTTGTTTAGAGCTGCATAGTTGATTCCGTTGTTTGAGTTTGCAGGCCTACCGGTTGTTGTGAATACGTTATATTTTGTATATTCGTAGCCTTTTTCAGTGTATAAACCATTTTGTTCAATTTTTGAAAAGGTTTGTACTATATTTCTATCATACTCATGAATTGCATTATCGGATACGCCCTCTAATCCATGCGAGAGAGAGTCTATATGATCTGATTCTTCTGATAACTTGTTTTTTGGAATGATATCATAGATGTTATATCTATCGCCATACAACCTTTTATAGAAACGGTTTATCGTAGGCTCTATAGCACTGTCATCTAATACCTTATTGTTTTTAAGGTAGTATTTTATTTTAAGATTTGCTTTATTTTGACTTAACATAAGACCAATATAACAATAATTTCCGATATAAAAAAATAAATTATACTAAACCTTTAGGTCTATAATTCTGCTTTTCAGACCAATACAGATAAGAATGTTTTGTTGATGTATGCACAGGACCTGCCATCGGACCTTGTACAGGATGTATATGATATTCGCCTACATAACCATCTCCATTTTCATATTCTAGTTGGTCACCAGAAGTATGTAGAAATTCTTTTATTTCCATAAAATCGTGAGGTCGAAGTACTTCTAATATATCAGGCATAAATTCAGCAACTTCGTTTATTGCAATTCTGTTTTGGTCAGTTCCCATTATATCCAAGCTCATTGGAACTTCTGCAACTTTTGGTACGACATGATATGCTGTTGTTGTTTTTTTATAATACTTGTAAGCCTTCTTAGATATTTCAACTATACTACCATTCCACTCTGCAAAGTATCTTGTATATTTTCCTTTTTTAAGATCCATAGCTGATAGTACAAACTGATGTAATTTAGGGAAGCGAAATGTTTTTGCATATTTAGGTTTCAATTTGTCATACACAAGATGTCTTTCCTCATCAAGAACTCCTCCATCTTCAGTAGCTGGTGGCTTAGGTATTATCTCCCACTTCTTTTCAACCTCAGCTGTCATTATTTCCCCTGCAAATACTAAGCCTCTAAAAAATATAATAGGGCCATTGTATGTTATTCCTTGCTGAGGGCCCTTCTTAAAGATATACTCGCTTTTGGTGTTAAATTCATATCGTAGATGTCGTTCTTTATATACTTTCATTTATTAAGCCTCCCAATTGATATCACCAGTTCCTAATGAAGGATCTAGTTTTTCACCGTTCTTTCTTATTGATACATGCACGTGATCACCTACATTCTCTGGATAATCTACAGATAGATCTCCTTGTGTTGCAACGGGATCTCCTTTTTTAACTTTAGTACCATTTGAGACATCTTGCTTTGCATAAAATAAATATGCAGTGTAGCCTTCATAATCACCTGTACCTTCAATTTTTGTACCTGGCATACCGCCTGTTTTAGCTGCAGTATATTTTACTTTACCGTCCATAGGTGCAACAAGAGTTGACCCTGCAGATGACATTAAGTCAACGCCTTTGTGTTGTCTACCTCCACGAGGTGCTAGCCATCTTCCATCACCACCTGAATCACTTCTGATCGCCCATGTGTCTGTTGGGATCTTGAATGTTAATTCTGGATCTTCTGCATCTTCGTTAGGTACGATATCCATTGGTGTATCTTCATAAACTTGTACATTTGTTGGATTCTCTTCTGCTATTGCAATATCAGATGATCCTTGTGTAAATGATGCTGCTGTTGCTTTGGACATTACAGTAGGTAAAATAAGTCTAGTTTCAATTGATGTTGTCCAATCTTTCTGACCTATCTCCTGCTTTATATCTGTTATCATGAATTTGTGGCCACTTGGTAATATATTTGAATTATCTATTTGTTTAACAGAAAATGACATACCCCATTGAAGAGAACCTATTCCATCAAATACACCATCAAAGCTTATAGGTATTGTTACGTCTTGACCTTCTCTAGTCTCATTCTGCTTGTCTGCCCAATATGCTCTCATAGCTGTCTTGGCAGAATCTACTTCCTCGTCACCAACATTATCTAATAAGTCTTTACATGCTGTTTGAAAATCTTTAAGAGTATCTGCTTTCTCACCTTGTGTACCTGAGCAGTCATTGTTTGATTTTGGCGTTGTATCGTCATGGCAATTATTATCTGTCTGCATACCATTGTATAAAACATCTTCAACACCCTGTCCATATATTTGCCAAACCTTTGTTGGCTCGTGAGTATTTTGTAGTTTTTCATCAGAGCTATTAGAACCCATCATGATAGAGTGCTTTAATGCTTCAGGTATATCCGTACTCATACCCCAACTTCTAGCTATTGATTTTGTAGATCCTAAATCGAGCTGTGGTGGTGTTGCAGCGTTATTCTCTACTGCTTTAACATCTACTATCATAAGCTGTGATGGATCATAAGGATTTGTAACTAGCTTTAAATCCCAATAGCCTCCGCATGCATCATTTATTCCAGTACACACTTTCATTATAAAATCGCTTATAGTATCAGAGTCGATATAGCAATCCCAAATATATCGTGTATTAACAAGTATGTCTTTTATGTTTCCATCCCATGTAGGAAGATCGTTAAGCTGTTCATAGTTCTGTATATTTGTGTCTCCAAACATACCTTGCTTACCTAGCTTTGCACCTTTTGCAACTTCCCAATGAAACATACCTGGAAGTAAGCATACCCAAGGATTAACTGAACAGAAATTTGAATCAGGTCTTGCAAGCTTTACGTTTGAACTATCAAGTCTCCATACATTAGATGAAAATCTATCATCTGCTTGCAAGTGGCCTGCTGAGGAATTTAGCTTTCCTGAAGCATCATATTTTTCACCTATTGTAGATAAGCCATCAGTTATGACTATTGTTTCAAACCAATCAAAAGTTACATAGAAATTCTGTGTTGGCCAACCTAACATGGCCATTGCTTTTGCTATCGCAGTCTGAATAAAGTCTGTCACAGCATCAGTAACAGATGATATTCCTGCAATTGCTTTTTTAATCTGCTTGTTAACCCAAGCTTTTATGCCGTCTATAGACCAATCATCCCACCATGCCATTAGTCGTCGTCTCCTTTATAATCTGCATCGAATTCGATTGCAGTTCCCATTACAACTCCACTTGAGCTTTTCCATAATTTACCTAACATGTCATCTTGAGATAGCTCTGATTCAGCTTGATCTTTTAATGCTTGCTTAACCCAACCTCCTGCAGTTTCTTTATCATCACCTTCGTCTTCACTTCCTTCAGGGCATCCACAAAGCTTTCCGCTTGGAGGGTCTGCAGGTTGTTCTAAAAATCCTTTTGATGGAGATTCTACTGTTATGCTACAATCAAAGCCTTGCGAGTCTGCACCACCTGAAAGTGATTTTGACCAATTAAAATCTGATACCAATCCACATATACCATCAACGCATCCATCGTTTTGAGCTACCCAAGATTCAAACTTTTGATATACTTCAGTTAGCGATGAGCTTTCTTGTAAAGATTTTATCTTTGTGTTTACAGGGCCTCCATCTTGTTTTATTGTCCACCCCCACATAGCTATAACTGATATACCTGGAATGAAATATGCTAGCTGAGCAGCCTTTAATTGATTATATGAATATACCTTAAAAGATATTTCAGCTTTTCTCATTGTACCTGCAGTACCTGTTGTTGAAATGCTTATTTTTTGTATAGCTGGGACTGCAGATATTTTACCTGATGTTTCTTCGTACATTCCTTTACGTGACCAAAAAGAAGTGTTGTTATCTATTGTTAGTCCCATCTTCCCTTTGACTTGAGCATTTGTCATTAACCTCATCCAAGTTCGTTTTTCGTGCCTCCACTTGTGAGACTGTTTTGCGTCTCGCCTTTGGTTGAGATAACCTAATACTTTTGTTTTAAGTAATGTTCCTTTGAACCATTCTGACATAACTATCTCCTGTGTTTTTGTATTTCATATAACTCATCAACTATATCGAATACTCTTTCTATATGAGGTATACGTATTTGCTGTGCTGCTGTAATATACATGCTTCCTTTCCCTATATGGTTTGCTTGAGCAAGTACCCACCAAAGTGTGACATCTTGATAATAACTATATGCCAAGTTATCTAATCTATCACCTGATCTTGCATGAATATATACATCTGTTTCATGTCTAGGTATTTTAGGAAATATATTTGTTTTATACACGTGCTTTCTTTCATCATTATGATTACGTGTTATCTGTGACTTATTAAATTCTTCGTGTCTTCTCATTTTATTCCCCTGTTATGTCTGCCCATATTTCTTTATTAAAGAAAGTACCTTCTGCATTCCATATTGAACCATCAGCGTTTTCTAAGAATTTACCTCCCATCGTTACTTCGTAGTGCATTGGAAGTTCAAATTTACTTGTTTCATGTCCTTCACCAAATGCTATATCCCATTGATCATCCATAAATCCATATTCAAATGAATCTATGATAATTGGCAAGTCATCCCATAGATTACCTACCGTTAATTTTAATATGTTACCACTTGCGTAATTTGCAACAATTTTTGGAGATGCAAGTCTCATAAGATTGTTGAGTCTTAAGTAATTCCTTTTAAGCTCTTGAGAACTAAAAGAAGGTACAGCAAATTTAAGTTGCCAAGATCTACCTATCTTATCAAATATATGTGATTCAGCTGGATTACCAGCATATGATACAGAAGAGTAAGAAGGTGATAGTTTATCAGATACTTCTAAATTATATGCTCTTGCCCTAACAGTTAAATCAGGAGTCTCAGATACAATTTTGATATTTACAAAATCGTTGTCATCATCAGGTTCATCACCAAACATATCTTGTTGTTCAGACGCAGCGCCGGGAGTAAGACCATAATCTGTAGTTTTAAGCCTTGATAGTGCTGTTTTTTTATACTCCATTTCATCAGGAGTTCTAAAATCTAAAAATCCACCTTTACCTATGTTTTGCTTTCTATAACTAGTTAGCTGATCATAATCTAATACTTTAAAACTACCTACAACTTCTTCTTTAGGATCTACAGAACCTTCTACTTTTGGAAAGCCGTGTGCAGCTTTAGTAGGCAGAGTTAAAGGATCACCGTCACCTAGTTTTTTAACTTTCTTGTCCCAGTACTCATCAAACTCACCTTCACCTCTACCGTGACCTCCTGGGAATGAAGTAAGTTCTGGATCGCTTGTTCCTTGATTAGCATCGGATCCTGGTTTTGCTTCCATATGAGCATAAGGTACTTCTGGATTGAAATTAGAAGATTCTATTCCTGCTCCACCTTGAAATGCCGGCTTACTTGTTTTGTGATCTGTTCTTCCAATAATTCCAAATAAAGAATTAGGCCCCATCTTTCCTGATAGAGAATCTATTACTGCTCCTGGTGTATTTCCTGTATAATTTATACCTACACCTAGCTCTCCTATAAGACCAACCAATCTATTATTGTCTGGATCGTGCTTGAGTTTAGCATACTCTATATCAAATTGACTATTAAACGGACCTAAGTTATGTCTATCAATATGTATACCTAAAATGTTTGCAGGTACTTGAAGTGCAAATGCAAGTGGATTAAATATCCTGTTCGCGTGTAATGCTCGTTTGAACTGAGACTTAGGATTTGTCATCTGAAGACCTTGCTGCTTTAACATAAATAAGAGTCCATCAGGGCTAACAAGATATTTAGAAATTCTTACTAGATCTATAACAGGAGCTGTTAACACGTTT